CGCCGGTGTCGTCACCCTTATTTCCGCCTTCAGCAGCGACAGCTTCAGCCTGTTCCTGCATCTGACGAACTTCATTATCCAACATTTTGTTGTTGAGAAGAATTTCCTGAGTAGACATACCGAGAATCTTTTCCATAAAGAACTGCTTGGAGAAGAGCGGACCAAGTTCATCAGTACCCTTAATATTTGTCGGAGTCGGCAAGAACTGAGACAAGGTATTAACGACACCGCCACGCTTTTCAGCCATGGCCAAGTCACGCATACGTTCAAAGTCAGTTGCCGGATTCAAGTCAATATTGTAAATTGCCTTATCCAAGAACTTAGACGGATAATTACGAACCTTCAAATGAACAAGGAAGACCTGAAGAATAATATCCGAAAATCTCTTACGAAGTCTGCGGTTCATACGCTGGAATGCAACTTCTTCAAGATTGGATCCTTCAACTCCCTGGTTATATGCTGCTTGTCCTACTTCTTCAGCTTTCCAACGAGCCTGCGGAATTACAAGAGCATCCATAACCATCTTCTGGAACATATAAACGTCATCGAGCTGACCTGCGAAGGTAGCACCAGAAGCAAATGGTTCAACCGTAGAACTATTACCAGAGTCATCCTTCGGGAAGAAGAAATCTTCAGTCATAGCCTGAGTATTCTTGGTAGAGTTAATCATACCAGTGTGGTTATCGATTGTCAAATTCTTACGATACTTTGCACGGATTTCCTGCACATAAGCTGCAGCCTTGTCAGGCGGCATACGACCAGCATAAATGTTAAAGATACGTTTTTCTGTTGCACGAGTAATACGATAAACTGTCAAGGCGTCTTCAATATTCCTCAACTGGTTAAGCGGACGAATCGCAGGTTCCAAATGTCCGCGAATGTCATTACGGTTCGACCATGGTTCACCATAGTTTACATATGCAATCTGGTTCGGGAGGAACTTCTTGATTTCGTCATTCTTTTCCTGTTGACGGTTCAAGAAATTGATATTCTGAATATAACCATTAATATTATCAGAATCACGGTCATAAATTGTAAGCATTGCCTGAGGGGCGAGCTGAACAATACCTGCGACCTTGTTACCTGCATCGTTAAGGCAAATTTCCCAGAAAAGCTCGGCATCGATAAGCCACTTCTTATAATAGTTCCAGATGTTTTCCTTACCTATAACGCATTCGACAATATAATCAAATTCCATCTTCAATGCACTGAATTCTGTATCAGTGAATGCGGACTTGAACGGCTCTGCAAGGTCAAACTTGGTTACGTTACCGTAAGAGTCTGGACAAACGGCTTCATCGCTCATAATATTAAGACCCTTCTTAATCAAAGGGTACAATGCCATGGAACGATACCAGCTAATCTTCTGCCATTTGTTGGTGAAAAGGGTTTCAAATACGATATTATTGGAATCATACGGAGTCGCAGGGTCATAATATCCGTTATTATATCCATTGACCAATCGGTCCCATTCTATGGTATCTTCACCACGACCATAAGAATTTCGGGCCGCTTCGACTGAACGAATTTCGTCATTCGATGGCTTCAGTTTTAAGAATTCATCACTAAAAGGGTTAATAAATTGTAGATTGAACATAGTTTTCCTTATCTTATAATCTCTATTATTTATAAAAAGAATCAAGACTTATCGAGAACTATAAATATGTATAGATTATATAGGATAAATATGGACAATACAAGCATAACTTTTGAAGATTTATATTCTAACTATCTTTCAATGATTAAAACTGATAAACGTTTTAAGAATATTGGTTCTGCAACGCTTATAGGTATGTTCCTTGAAATGTTAGCTGCCACTTCCGATATGGCAAATTTTAATCTTCAACGTATGTCTGAAGAAGGTTTCTTCAGAACCGCAAAACTTGATTCCAGCTATATCAAGTTATGTAAAAACTGGGGTTATGCTCCTCGCCGTGCGGTACCAGCACAGGGCGAATTAAATATTATTTTCAAAGGTCCATTTCCGAAAGAATTAAAGTATCTCCCGGAAAATGAGAAGCTTACAATTACGCTTACAAATGAACAGTGTAATTTGAGTTTCCTCAACATGCCTTTCAGATTAACAGACCCTATTGAATATACGTTTACAAAAAGCGATATTCAAGGTTGTACAAATACTTCTTGGTCACGACGTCTAAAAAGTGTTATTATCGATAGCACCACCAAAGAAACTGGACCGCTTATAATGACAGGTGACCCAGTTAATTACGGTAACAGATTTGCAATTAAATGTTATCAGGGTGAATTGAAAACCGTAATGTTTGATGGCAAAGATTATATTTCCGGTTTAGAAAAGCGAAAGAATAGCAGTAACTATTCTTTGGTTACTGACAACAATCTCGGTCAACGTTTTGATATTGACGATATTTCATTTAGCAACTGGTATGGTATTCGTGACCCATTCGCTGTAAATTACAGACGTAAAAAGAATGATTCTGTTTATGCTCCGAATAACGGAGTAACAAAAGTTTATACTCGATTCAAGGGCGAAGCAAGTTCTAAGATTTTTAGCATTGAAGACCGTTCTATTCTTTTAAATGAGTCTATTCTTACAAACTTTGGTGCAAATCCGACAGGTGACGATCGCCCGTGTATTTGTTATGTTGAAACAAATCCAGATAAAACTATAAGTGTTAATTTCGGACCGTTCTCTTATCTTTCTCAGCTTGCCATTGAAGGCAAGTATGATAAAACTACAGATACTACCGAATATCCTGATTTATATGTAGAATATCTTTCTACACGCGGCGGTCTCGGAAATAAGACCGGCATCTTAGAAAGCGTACTTACAAATAATGCAAAGCTAATGCTTCATACCTCCATTGGCACTTTTGATATTACAAACAATATTCAGTTCGTATTCTCTGGTGACCTTATTGGCGGTGAAAATTTCGAAGACAAAAAGGAAATGTACGATAATGCTGAAGCCTACTGGACTTCTCAGTTAAAGCTTGTATCTAAGCGTGACTTCATCAATTATTTCAATTCTTTGACTAGCCCATTAGATGTTATCACATCACTTATCTTTGGTCTTAGAGAACTTGACAATACGTTTGAAACAAATCAGTTCAAGAAGAAAAAAGACCAAGTTGAAAACAGTGTTCTTGATATAAATCTCAACTATCTTTTCTATGTTCTTGCCAGCCACATGTATATCAATGTCGGCAAGAATGTATATTTGCCGAGAAATATTTTTGTCAAAGACAGCAAGGAAGAATGGATTACTGACGGTTTTGTTCCAGAATCTGAAAATATGGAAAATCCGGCAACGCTTTACTGTGATGAATATAATGACCATATTCTTGACTATATCAAATGTCTTGTATCACAGGAATCATTCTATAATTATTATGCACTTATTAATGGCAAGCCTGAAAAAGATGATAAGCAATATGTAAAGAATATTAAAGAAATAGGACATAACGTAAATCTTTTAACTCCTACCAATACTGCTGTCATGTCACTTCCGCCGTTCTTCCATTATTATGATATTGTAGGAAATATAGAAGTCGATCCTGGCACTACCGATTTAGACGATTTCAAAGAAAAATTATATACAAAGCTTTACAAATATCTTGATACTTTAACTCTTGAAACTCGCGAAATTTATAAGTCTAATCTTATCAAGTTGTGCATGGAAGAAGACCATGTTTTAAATGCCGATTTGGATTTAAAAGTATCTAGTATCATTTCTCCAGAATTTAAGAGAAACCAGTGGAATGAAGAAGACCAGCATAAAGGTGTTCGTGTTATCCTAAATACTGAAAAACTTACTTCCGAATACAATAAGTATAAAAATTGGCAGAATTATAAGTATGATTTGATTTTCAATGAAATTATAATTCCTAAGACAGATAGTAAACACAAGATTTATGATTTAAAAAATATTACTGACGATAGTACAATTCATATTCAATTCAGAATTTACAACTACCAAGCCAGTGGCAGTGTTTCGAATGATGAAAAAGCTTCTACAGTAGACCATGTAAGTAAATTTACTTATGAGGAATCTAGCAATTACATTAAGATTTACTTGCATACTCCATATATTGGAACACAGATTGCGCTACCTCCGGATTTTGCATCAAATGTTCTTTATAGGTCTACAACTGATTATTTTACAGATCCTGACCGAGCATCTGTAGAAATTCAGGCGCAGCTTGATGCCGACCTAACTGCACACGGTGAAAACACGACCATTTGTAGATTATATAATATCATTGCTCGTGACAGTAATGACGGTTTTGTAACAACTACTTCTTATGGTAATAATTACTGGTCTGATTCTAAGTATGAAATTACCAGTGAACGTGCAAAGGAATATGGACTTACATTAACCGACTTGAAAAACCTTAATGCCGATGTTATTAAATGGATGAACGGTTTGAAGATTCATGATACTGCCGATAGAGCTATCGACTTGCCATACACTATTACATCTTTTGATATTATTACTCGCTCCGAAACAATCATGCGTCGTGGCGATTTGAAAGCATCTGAAGACGATACACTTTCTGAAAAAGAATTCTGGAATTACTTGGTTAAGACACTTCTTAATAAGTATTATCCAAATATTACAGAATCTACAGACATCTACGATACGGAATGGAATGCTGCTGAACGTTTGATTATTGACTTATACAAGTTGACAAAACCGGGTATTTCAGATTCTATTCTGGATGATAATAATAACGTAGTTAACTATTCCATGGACCAAGATATTGCAATTTTAAGATGCACATTCGATGTCAAGTATCAATCCCGCATATAAATAATGTATGGATTATACACAATTAACTACTGAAGAACTAATAGAACGTTTTCGCTCTTTTATGAAAAATAAGAGCTTCTTTGATAAAATCAAAGCAAGTTGTTTCTATCCTAAATTTCAACAAATATTAAGTGATACTTGTGATAGGATAAATTTCTATACACAAAGATGTGCAGAAGAACGCTTATTAGAAACTTCTAAAATAAAATCAAATCATATCAAGCATTGTCAGAATCTTGGTTATGGTCCTCGTCGTCCAGTTCCGGCACAGGCTGAATTTATTATTCAGTTAAAAGGACCATTCCCAGAAGAAATCAATAAGGCAGGAACGGAAATATTCTTTAATCAAGACTCTCTTGCATTGACTTTTGCGAATATGCCGTTCATTCTCGACAGTAGTTATTCTTATGTTCTCACCGATGAAGACATTACATATTGTCATGATGCAGATTGGCAGAAAAATCTTGTTAATGCCGTTCCGCACACTAATAGCGTTTATATGCCATTACAAGGTATTAACTTCGTAAATACAGAAAACGTTATGCCTATCAAATGTTTCCAGGGCGAACGTAAAACATATAAAATCGAAGGACAATCTGTATTAAATAAAATTGCAAAACCGGAACAGTCTTACAATATTCCAGATAAGACATTCTCTAACTGGTATGGTAATCGTGACCCTTATGCTTATAATGGTGATAGAAATTATGTTCAGAAAAATAGCTGGTGCCAGGTAGGTATCGGCGAAACTGAAGAAGATGCATTCGCCGATGAAGCTTTATTCGATATTGAAACACATTCCATAAAGTTAAATAAAAAGTACAAGAATATTAATCCTGAAACTTCGAATCTACTAAAGAAAAAACTATATGAAGTTATTTCACATCCGAAAAATCTTGATACATTGTATATCGAACAGACTATTAAGGAGCTTCTTGCATTACAGTTGCGTATCTGTAAGATAACAACAAATCCGGATGAAACTGTAAAGGTAACATTCGGTCGTGACCATAACGTAGTAAATGGTTTGATGAAAACAACCGATAATTTCTATATCAAATATATTTCTACTATGGGCAAGGCCGCAAATAGAAAGCATGTCTCAGGTGCAAGTATTGTAATAAATACTCCTGTTTATGCAAGCGTAAACGGTAATATCATTGACGTAAGTTCCAATGTTTCGTTTATTTTAAATTCTGATATTTACGGTGGTGACGACTTCGAATCCATGGCAAGTATGAAGGTCAACGGACCTGCATATTTCAGACGCCGCAATAAGTTAATTATGAAGGAAGATTTCGAAAACTATTTCGGAACCCTGACTTCGCCAATGTATGTTCACAACGCCTATGCTACGGGTCAACAGGAAATCGAACAATCGCAGGTAACAGCCAAAGAATATCCGCTTGTTCAAAATGTTGTCGCATATTCGTTAATTGGTCGTCTATATATCAAGAATGACGGTGATTACTATCCTCGCGATATTCTCAACGATGACGATATTTCAGAACCATATACAATTTACGGTTCTGAATATTTGAATCATATTACCGACTATGTTAAATTCATGGTTTCACCTGTCGGTTATTATCACTGGCAATATTCTAAAAATCCAACAGAACAATGGATTAGAAATGTTCAGTTAATCCGTGAAAACTGTAAGGATAATTTACCGGTAAATACTACGCTTCTTACCCTTCCGCCGTTCTTACATTACTATGACTTAGTTGGAACCGTCCGTGTAAATTCTACCGCAAATCTTCAAGAATACAATAAAAGACTTAAAAATAAGGTCTATAAGTTCCTTGACGATTCTTTGCGTTCTACAAAGAAAGTCTATAAGGCTGACATTATCAAGATTTATACGGATGACCCAGATACACTAAGTATTGACGCGGATATTAAGGTATCTGATTTAATTAAGTCTCCGGAACAGGAATACGAATGGGACAATAATATGGCTTCAAGTAACTTATTTAGTGCAGAACTTGATAAGACACTTCAAACCTACAGCGATGAAATTTCAATCTACAATAGCAACCATGGTACAAATGTCGTTATGGGTGCAGATTTGAGCTGGCTACAGGGTCCATTCAATGTATTGCATATTCCGAAAACAGATCTTCGCGGTAAGCAACTTTTCGAAAAACTTGTTGACGGTATCAATGTTCAGCTTACATATCAGTTCTACTGTCCTGAAAATGAACATACATATACCAAAAAAGTGATAACCCATTGTAAAGCCACAGAATTTAAAGATGAAAATAGTAATGTCTTTATAAATCTAGAATTACCGATGGTTTATACCGCTAATGACTTTGCTTTAAAAGGTCTACATTATAACTTGGTTTATGTAAAAATAGTTATTCCAAGCTATAATGACCTTGCATCTACTTCGCAGCTTGATTCATTAAAAGCTTCTGTATATAAACTTGAAGCTAAGCAAGTTACTTATATAAAGAATAGATTAGCACGTTGGTTGAAAAATGCTCGTATAAGTAAAACGGCTGACCGTGCAATTTCATTACCATATAAAGTTACCATGTATAATGATATAGATGCACGCGAAGAAGATATAATGCGTAAAGGTAATATTATTGGTGACCATCAATATACTATTTCTGAAGCATCATTCTGGAATTACTTCGCTTGTGAAGAAGTCTTGAAAAACTACTATAAGAATAATATTGATACCGATACTTATCCTACTAATGAATATTGGGTTGGCGCATCAAAATTACTCTATGACCTTTATGTACTTGTTAAGGCAAGTATTGATGATTCCGTTCTTGATGATAACAACAATATTACCAACTTCTCCATGGAACAAGAAGGCGCTATTGTTATTAACAAATTGAATACGGTTCAATATTAATTTTAGCTGGTTTTATTTATTAAAAAACCTACTCTTTTGAGTAGGTTTTTATTTTGAGATATGTAAGGTTTACACAATGTAATATCCGTGTGGATCCATCTGGTCAACCGGCGGAATTTCATTTGCACGATACAATGTAATATCACCAGGACGTTCAGTATTACCACCAGAAACATAGTTACCGCTTGTAACACCAGGACCGACGCCACCACCAGAAGCTGTATCACCAACATAAACAGGTACATTCGGAACCCAATCACTAAAGAACTTATTATCGTTGAATTCATCGAGAGGAATACAACCACGTTGTTCTGTAGACCAGTGGTAGTTTGGATTCAAATATGCCGAGTAGCAATAGTTAATCTTCTTACAGATACAGTTAGCATCCATAGAAGGAGGTGCCCAAATATCCATACGTTGAGTATAAGTATTTGCAGAAGGCGGTTGACCAACGTAATAATATTTCAATGTGCATTTCTGCATTGGAATATAACGAGGCGCCTGACCGTTATAACGATACCATGGCATCATCTTATTAATAAATACCCATTTATGAGTTAAGTTAGTACCAGGTTCACTATTGTATTTCATCTTTCTGACAAGAATATTGATTTCACTTGGAATCTGCTTGCCAAACAATGTATTATTACTTGCACTAACAGAAGCTTCAGTCAAATTACCAGTCTGAGCTGCACTGATTGTAGCACCCTGGTTAGCAGTATAGTTATTCAAGTCTGTATATTCGAACAAGTGATTTGCCAATACAACCTTATCAAGCTGAGCAATAGTCGGAGGAACACCAACAGTATTTGCTACATAGTAACGACCGTTACCATCAATATCAACTGTGATTGTCCACTTACCGCCGTCAGAATTAACAGCCTGTGGAACAAGTTCACCAGTAATATCACCGTTTCTATCGCGGAATACGATACCTGTCGGGTCAATAGTAATAGACTTACCAAAGTTATTCGAAACAACGTCAGAACCAGCGTCATGACCGTCGTCACAGTTACGGAATATCATCTTACCTTGGTGAGCATAGAATTCAAGAGCATTGAAACAAGTTTCACCAGACTTATTATCACCATCACCACGAACCTTGTCGATAGTCTGATGCATAGTCTCGATTGTTTCAAGTTCAGCTTCCGTATATTCCTTATCACCCTGGACGAATGTAGTACCATTAAAGTGACCACAACCATAGATAATATCTGCCGGAACATCCTTATTGTACTTACCCATCAAAACCTGATGTTCGTAAGTAGAAGCCTTACAATATTCACCACCAAGAATAACCGTATTCTTACCACCAACAAACTTATTGTGGTGACCACCAACTACGTTAGAATTTGTCGGTTTAACGGAAGTATTAAACAAGGTGAAGTTCTGGCTTTCGAATGTAGCATTAGCCAAATAAGAAGTACCATGTTTATACTTAACATCCGGATTATATCCACCTAAGTCAAGTTCAGAACCGTAAGTATTCATGAACATGAGCTTCAAACGAAGCATATCTACCGGACGAGCATTAACTTTAAGGGATTCTGCACCGTTCTTATAAGAAGCACCCTTAAGACCCTTGATACTGAAGTCAGAACCATAAAATTCACCGTAATAGATAGAATCAAGTTCGTTTGTACTTCCCATAGCATTAGAAGTACCGACAAGACCAAGCTGTGTATCAGAAAGGTTAGATGCTCCAACAATACGAGAATATTCAGAGTGCCAAAGATAAATATCGCGGGCATTGAATACCTTAGACTTGCTAGAATTAACGAACGTAGAACCCTTAACACGAACAGGACCTAAGCTAGTAATATTATCGTCAGACTGTAACTTGTAAGTATCAACAATAAAGTTATTAGAGCACATGAACATATCGAAATATTCACCGCGTAAAATAACGTTATTATTAGACTGTACGTCAGACTTAATCGGACGTTCTGCCGGGTCAATGCTACCAATCGGTAAACCCTTGATACCGAGGAATCTAGAACGCATAAGAGAGTTCTGATCAGAATCAGAAACAGTACAAGTATAGTTATCGTAATAACCATTGAAATAAGACTTGTAAAGAAGACCGCCTCGGGAACCAAGAATCATATCATCATAAGAACTACGTAATGTAACATTCTTGGCATTGAGAAGTGTTGCTTCCTTAGTGTCTTCGAGGAGATGGTTAGAAACAGAACCCATCAAAAGCGAGTTAAATGCCTGTCCAGAGAATGTATTTCCCTTAGACTTGAGCAACACGTTTTCATAGGAGTTTCCACTAAATCCATTACCATAAGATGCAATAGCAATAAAGTTATTGGAATTTTCAGTAGCAGTATTAGAATTAGAATTAATGAATGTATGGTTATGACTTTTTATACTATTGTCATGAGAGAACAATAAGTTATTATAATTACCATATGCAATCTTATTGGAATCAGAACCATAAAGACTGTTACCATTACCACCGCTAAAATAGTTATTATTAGATTCAAATAATAAGGAATTAGATACACCTTGTATAAATTCATTCCTATCAGAATCATACAATGTATTATTGTTATTAGATGCACCCTGACGCAAAATATTGCTATCAGAATTAATCAATACTGACGGTCTACCATAATGCGGGTCAGTAATTCTGTTATATTCAGAGAAAAGCAAACGGTCTTTTGCATTACCATTAAGCTTATTGTCAAGACCGAAAATATCTACTGCGATTCTATCATTTTCAGGAACATGACCTTGTTTGAAAATTGGTGCATCCGCAGAAGTAATAGAATCCGGGAACATTGCATAGGCTTCGCCGCGTCCTTCTGCCTTAACGGTCATACCAACAGAATATGCCGTAATATCTTCATTATACGAAGATGTAGAATGAACAGAAGTCATCAAAATCTGTGGGACATATTCCTTACCTTCATCCGGATATTTGTTAATCGGATGAATAAGTGCGGCAGCATTGAACTGGTTTTCTGCGTCGTCTGCATCAATACAGTCTGCAACCATCAATGTCTTTGTCATACAAATAGAACCTTCTGGGCCAAGCTGTAATTCATCAAGGATTTCTTCTGTCTGACCGATTGTAATACCACCAGAAAGTGTCTTAAGACCATTATTAACCAATGCAAGCTTACTTGCAATATCAGATACCGGTTCATAAGCAGGTTTAGTAGCATCCTTATCTTCAGTATCATCAATTACAATTTTATCACCGTTTTCAATATCAATAAATTCATTATCACATTCTGTAACCGTAAATCTTAACTGGCACTGGAATGTAACAAATTCATTCTGATCCTTAAGAAGTTCAATACCAGGAGGAACGCTTTCGGATGTTGTATCATCCTGAATAATTTCGGCAATACCTACAATACTTGCATCTTGGCGTTGACTAACATTGAAAGTAGCTTCCTTATTTTCAGCATACTGCTTACCAATAAGTATTACGTGACGAATATCAACATCTTTTTTGATGTCGCAATTAAGATAGGTCTTATCAAAATTAAAAGCATAAGTACCATAACGATGGCCCTTATTAGTCATCAATTCAGTAGATGGAATATAGAACGAACCGAATAAGTGTTCTTTATAATTTTCTGCCGCTTCTGTATACGCTTCTTTTGAAGACGGTAAAATATCATTGCCTTCAATAGTATAATTAACACCCTTCATGAACAATGTAATTTTATCATTATTCAAAAGATATTCAATCGGACTTAATTTAGCATCTTTTGCTTTTTCTTCTAGCTTATTCCATAAGTTACGTAATGATGCGTCAGGTGTTCCAGTTTTTTCTTCATAACTGGCAGCGGCAGCAATAGCATCTTGTGGCGTATTATCGTCGTCGTTCATCGATCTTACCAAACCACCGACAAGTAAATAGCCTAAAATGGCGAATTTAATGCCTCCAGTCTGGCTTACAAGAAGAGTTCTACCCTCTTTTGTAAAAACAAAACTACTTTTATATGTTGTATCGGCCATGTATAAACCCTTATATTATCTCTTAATCTATTTATAAATAATTCATGCTGAGATATGTTTGTAAAATTTGTGGAAAAAGCTTTGAACATCATACGAAATATGGCCTTCATGTCAAGAACGATCATGGTTTTGGCAGTATCAGGGAATACTATAACAAGTATTTCAAGAAAGAAAACGAAGGAAAGTGTGCTGTTTGTGGAAAAGAGACCGGCTTTATAAGTGTCTCAAAGGGCTATTATGAGACATGTTCAGTAAGTTGTGCTAGAAAACTACAAAACATGGCTCCAAAGACTGAAGAATTTCATCTAACTTGTGCTATTTGTGGTGAAGAAATTACAGGTGTAGATGAAGGCGCAGCATCAAATAGGCTCAGAAAACACTTAAGAGACCACCATACTATAACAAGCATCAAAGAATATTACGATAAATACCTCAAAAAGGAAAACGAAGGTATCTGTCCGATATGCGGAAAGCCAACAGAATTCAAAAGTATCAATGTCGGATATTTTAAATATTGTAGTTCTGAATGTTCTGCAGAAGCAACCAAACGAAATGAAGATAGCGAATATTCAAAACGACAAGAAAAGAAAAAAGAAGCTGGTATTTTCCAAAAAATCATAAACGGTATTAAAGAAAAATATCAAAAGTTTATTTCTGGCGGCGACAAAATGGCTACTTACAGCGATGTTCGTCAGGATAAAATGGATGTCAAGACTATTACTAAAGAAGAAGTTTTTGATAATCCAGATAAACCGGATAAACCTATAACAGTAAAGACCGAAATTACATGTGTTTCTAATCCTGGATGGGTAGGAACTCAGACAGAATTCGCACCAAGAATAGAAAGTTGCACTATGAATTCTCAAAAACGTCGAAATTATAACAATTATTACGATATTGACGACGACCAAGGCTTCTCGTGTAATGAATGGTGCTAAAATTCGAGTTATAAATATAGTAGTATGGAAAAAATAATCTGGGAAAGATTCTTCGAATCATTGGATGATCCTTCTGGTCAGAAGGGTTTACGTCGTCTCGTCAATAATGCGAATATGCTGGCGAGCGGTTTCGAAGCTAACGGAATACTTAACGAAGCTGCAATGTCACTGAGAAATCTTAAAAACAGTGGCAAGAAAATCAATTTATCAATGCATGACAGGAATATAGATAACATTCTGGTTTTCGTATTTCTCAAGTCGATAACTACAATTCCTAGAAAGACAAAAGCATACAAGCTCGGCCTTATCGACCGCAACGGTGCACTTATTCGTGAGCCAGTTACCAAAGAAGAAAATGACAGTATCTCGAATCTTGACCTTCTCATGTTCAAGCTTCGTGAATGGTTAAAACCAAAACTTCCATATCTTTCTTCTATTACTTGGCTTCAGAACGTTTATAACAACCAGCGTATTCAGAACCAGCTTGCAAACACCAGTATGCTAGCTCGTCAATACGTCGTCCGTCAAATAAATTCACAGCTAGACGATTTATTAAGGAAACATTAAAATGACTCCATGTCCTAATTGCCCAAAGAAACAACAGAATGACTACTTCAAGTATGGTTTTACGTTAATGAATGGTGCGATTTATTGGACCAAGATTCCAGAAGTGAAACAATGCTGTGCCATTAAAGTGAAATTAATCGATCATACCGCCTCGAATGTAACCTTGGAATATGAAGGGAAAACATATGTAAAGTCCCGCAAAGATTTCATGGAATCGAGCTGGCGAGACATCGATTCCTATTAATCTTATGCAATATACAAACAAGAAACGTCTCAGTGTCCAGGAATTTGAAATAAACGATGAGATAGCATCAAATCTATTTCTGGAGTGTAACCGATTATTCTTTGATAATAAAATCCCAGAAATACCTATAGAAATCATAGAAAGTAATACCTTAAACGGTGACTTGAAATATGATGTAGACTTAGACAAAAAGACTATATCAAATTACAAGATTCAGATTTCTAAAAGTCGAAAAAGAACCAGAAAGGCATTTATTTCGACTATGATTCATGAAATGCTTCATTATGAAGTAATTTCTGAAATTCCGAAAGAACAAATCGACCAAGCTGCTTGGTATTATCAAGAAGGCGACATTGATAAGTTCAATAAACTGTTATATAACGATAAATATGCACATTCTGGGGAATGGGCAGTAAAAGCCGACAATATAAATAAGTTATACGGTATAAAAATCAATAAGGCATAATTATGACAGTTGAAGAAGCGTTAGAAATTTTAAAAGAAAACGGAGTGACTCTCGACGAAGATTTCGGTATCGGCGTCGGTGCTCCTTGCGGTTTAGACCAAGGCATTCCTCATGGTGGTGACGGTAAAGGTTGTTGCCCACAGCGTATGGGTCTTCTTTTCCATCGTTCACCGTTTTCAGTAAACCCGTTCTTCGCAGGTGTTCCGAGTGCTCATCACCCGCAATACTGGTTAAACCAGATTCCTAAGAAGAAAAAGAAAAAGAAAAAGAGAAAGCTTAAGGAACGTTTCTCAGTTATCGGTCAATATATTGACGAAAATAATGAAAAAGTTTATGAATTCGATGACGGTATGTACATCCGCGAAAATACCGATGGTACTGTTACTGTTGTTGACGAAGATGGAGAATCTCGTTCTTATCTATTAGATTAATATGGAAGTTAAAGCAGAACAATTAAATATTCTTTTGAATGCGATTAAGGACATCGTAAGGTCGAATCATTGTCCTGAATGGGTAGCTTCGAGACTTACCGCAGCTGTAAAAGCAGCAAAAGAATATAACAAAGGTGAAGCAGTGTCGCACAGTAACACTTATGAAGTTGATGAAACTGTACGACCGTTCGTTGTGAATGAAGAAGTAATCAGTAATGTACAAAATGATATTTGTCTTTATAAGATAATAAATATCCTGGATCCGGTTGGCGGAATTAGACTTTATAATCTTCAAATTTTAAAAGGCAATAAAGATAATCCTCCTGGTATGATTGTTCATAATATTCCGGAAACATTACTTCAGCATATAAAGAGATAATCAATGTCAAGACCAATACAATCAAATTTAGCAGTACATCGTGTTTTAGACGCGAAAAGGAAAAAGTTGCTTAGCAACTATATCAACAATGTAAAAAATGTCGATATTGCTATTCCAACTCAGGAAACAGCAGCTTTAAAAATTCCGAAATTTAAAACACCAGAAGTAAAAAAATTTGAACCGATTGAAGTTCCCAAAATTGAATTTAAGGAATATAAGCCTCAAGAACAATCTAATACGTTAGATGATTTTGAACGTGAATATCAGGCTTTTATCGAAAATCTCAAAAAAGAAAAAGAAAAGAAAGAATTAAAAGAAGAACTTAAAGCGTATTGTCGAGAATATATCAATGAGCTTTTTGGTATTGAAACTCCAGTTGAAAATAAACCTGAAGAACATGTTGAAGAACCTGAAGAAGAAACAAAAGAATTAGATATATCTAATCTCGAAGGAAATAATGTTATTAAAGAAGCAAAATCTTTCGATGAAGAATATGCTGATTTTATAAACAATTTAAAACAAACAAGAAGGAAAAATAACGATGAATAGATTTGCAAAACGTTACGAAGAAGAACAAACATACAGTGAATATGACAAGGCTCGTGCCGCAATGGGTAATACTATCCGTTCATATCCAACTCGCTCATATTCATTCAGGTCCGTTGGAAATACTGATGCCTTTGAAAAGGAATATCAGGCATTTATTAACGGTCTCAAGGAAAAGAAAGAAGCTGAACAGGCTGCAGCAGTTGAAGAAGCACCAGTTCCGACCGATGAAGCTCCGATTGTTGACGCTGTTGTTGCAGTTCCGACAGAAAAACCGAAGAAACGCAAGAGCAAGCTCGCTGTAGAAGAAACCGCCCCCGTTGCTGAAGAAACAACCCCAACTGTTGAGGAAACTGTAGCTTCCGACGAGACTCTCTTCGGTTAATTATAAATAATATATGAACGATTTACAGAAATTGGCATCTCAGTTACTCACCGGATATGGTGTTGAAGGCGATAATGGGCTGGATAAAGTTGGAACAGTTGAAGCTTATACAGTTACTACCGATAACCTTGTTTGTCCATGTTGCCGTGCTAAACTACGTCTCATTGACAGTACAAAACAGGAATTCGAAGACGATGACCTTGTTAATGTTACTGAAAGTACAAAGCAAAATATAAATGAAAATAAAATTGCTGACTACTTACTTGAAATCATTGAAGACGCTGCTCAGAATATCTACAAGGATGAACTTGAGGTTGAAGAGCCAACAACAGATTCTATGGGAAATATAACTGACGATTACAATGAACGCTTCCTCTATATGAGTGACAGTTTGAAGAAAATCGTCAAAACCAAGGCTAACGCAATAGCCAACATGGTTAAACAAAACGGAATTGAAGTGTCACCCTTCTATATTGAGAACGAATTATTCTCAGCATTGAAGTCATACGCTTATAAATAATAAAAAAGAGGAATTTAAAATGACCCAGTTTAATAATGCTATGTTACGTGCTTCATCGCTCCTTTGCGAAAGCTTTGGCGATACTGATGAAGAAAATCCAACCTTCACAATTTCTACTGAAGAAACACCGGCAGGTGTTCCTACTGTAGATTCCGATGTTGCTCCGGAAGAAGCTCCTGTAGAAGAAACCCCGGCTGAAGAAGCAGCTACCGAAGAAGAAACAAAGACATATGATGTAGATGTTGCTAATCCGGTTTGCCCATGCTGTGGCGCTCGCTTGAACATCGTTGACACTACTGAAGAAACCCCGGCTGAAGAAGCTATTACCGATGACGATATTCAGTCTATGGATCCGTCCCTCGAACCGGATAATACCAGTTATGATGTAAACGATACTTTCGTAAGTATCGATGATGTTGCCGACGAAGACGAAACCAAGTCAGACGAAACTCCGGCTGAAACTGAAGAAGAACAGGAAGAAGACTAATAAAGCCAATTTTCTGAATTTTTAACCATAGCTCAACCATGGGCTATGGTCTTTTTTATAAATATATTAAAATAAGCTGTAGGAATTTATGAAATTTTTAGATTTATACGAAGCAAAAATCGAATATTCATATAAGAATGCATTAAAAGATATAGAAAATAAGAATCTATATAATTTTGTGTGCAATATCCATAAAACCAAGCATAATACAGGTGCAACAAACACCGGTTTCTATGTTGGTAGTGAATTTATTGAATATAATGACCCGAAGTTTACTGAACTTTCTCGTAAGCTTATAGATAAGTACGGCGATAAGTTAAAAGAAGAACTTAAAGCTGCTGCACAAAAACGATACGAAAAAGATATTCCAAACCATAAAATGGCAGAAGCCGATAAGGTTTTTATCGACTCTAAACTCGCTTCGTATTTTGAAAATCCAAGACTTGCTATTAAAAAGGCTACCGATAGAAAAAACAATGAAGATACTATCGGTGATGAATCAACATATACAAAAATCGGTAAAGCTTTAGTTTATAGAACTTCTGAATTCGTAAGCAAGCTTGCAGATACTACTACAAAAATCAGTGAATCCAAATTTAAGCAATTAATGATTGATGCTTTCAACGATGAAGAAGAAGAAAATTTCCTTTACGGTATTGCAGATATTGAAGCAAAAATGCGTATTGACGCCGCAAAGAAAACTGTTCAGCAAGAAGCAAAAAATAATGATGCGTTGAATAGATTTGGTGCAGATAAATCAGAAGAAATTAGTAATAATGATAATGAAAGTATTGCAGATTCCTATTATGCAAGTATTTCTAATGAATTGAAAACAACCAACCTACTTTATGAATCTGAAAAGGTTCCACGAAAGGTATCTCAGTTCAGCAATAACGCACGTATAGCCGCAAAACAGGCTGATGCGGTTGAAGCTACTTGGCCTCGTCAGTTTAAGTCCTGGTATGAAAAATTTAAGTCTGCATTCGATGCTGGTGTTAAAGAAGCACAGGATAAAGTTCGTAAAGGCGGTGCCGGTGATGACAAATATGTAGATGACCCGTTTACCGGTAAGAAAATCAATATTCGTAAAGGTTGGGGTACAGGTGGTCCGCAGGCATTCTTGGATGATGTCTACGATAAATTTCCGGCTGCAAAATCTGCGGCAGACGCAATTAATAGTGGAAATCTTACAATTTTCAATATGGGTCCACGTATGGTTCTTGGACTTTGTAAGGGTTTATCTGAAGGCGGCAAACTTCTTCAAACTATTAAAGATAATTTTGCAGAAGGTTTTAAAGAAATTAAGAGCGCGTTCAAGTCCAATGGTTCTACAAAGGATTACGAAGCCCAAGTACAAAAAGCGGAAGAAAATGGTAACTATGGCGAAGCTGTTGCCGCACAGTCTGTTGTTGTTACCGCTGACTGTTCTCAACTGCTCTCACTCATGGAAAACGGTCCTATCGGAACTGTTGATTTCGACAACAATACTTTCTCTACTGCTAACAGTAATTCTCAGTCTTCTCTCGAAGTCGCCGTTCAGAATCTTATCGGCCAGTTAAGTAAATATTCTGATGTTTATGACAAGTATTCTGAAAATAAGGATGTCAAGATAAACCAGGAAGCTACTGATACTGTTATTTCTGATACAAAGGAAAAGAAGAAGGAAGACACTGAAGAAGAAGAAATGGAAGAAGAAAGCGTAAAGCCGAAATATCGTCCGTTTACTCAATTCTTAAATGAAGCTGATGAAGACGATGAGTCTTCTTCTGACGGTGAAGCAAATGATGAATCTGATACAGGCGAAACACAAGAAGACCAGTTGAATGCATCATTAAAGCAAATGTCCGCGATAAAGGATATTTTTGAAGAAAACGTAGATATTCCACGCTTAAAGGAAATCCAAAAAGTTCTTAAATCCTTCATTGAAGATGGAAACCTAGAAAACAATAATGGTGGTATTAACAGCCTTAAGGATATTATCAACCTTTATGACATCATGATTAAGGATGACTTAAAGTTTGACGTCAATAGCGAAAGCATTAAGCAGTTCGTTGACGGTTTAAAGGCTTTGAATGAAGTTAAAGAAATTCCAGTAATCGAAAATCAGGCTATTCATATTTCTGAAGACATTAAAACATTCCCGGCAATGGAACATGTAGGAACTTTCAAGAAGAAAGTTTCTTCTGAAGAAAATGCGGCAAAGCTTGCCGCATCTATTAAAGCATCATTTACAGATGCTATAATGAAAGAGGTCGAAGGTCTTAATAATTTTGCTCGTAGTTGTAGTGATGACTCTTGGTTTAATGAATACGGTGCAAAGAATGATAAGTTGAATGAATTAAAGAACATTCTTACTACTGAACTTGAAAAGGTGTATGGTGCTGGCAAAATCAATGCCTGGTATTATGACGCTGTTGAAGAACTTGACAACCTCAACTACTTGCCTAAGCTTTATAAGCTCATAGCCATCGGATCTTGTATTGCTTCTCAGCTTGAAAACCAAAGCGGTGATGAAATTGAAGAAAGTGTAGAAACTATAGACATTGAACCGCTTAAGCCTAAAAAGAAGTCAGGAAGTGTTTATCGTAGTCTTTATGAAAATGATGAACCCAATGACCAAGAACCAGAACAACAAGATAATAATAAAGAAAATCCATTTGAAGTTGTAAAACACAACATCCCAACTTTGGAAGAACATCTTAATTCTGTTGACTTCCGTAATATCTTACCGCCAGACAAAAACAACAAGGTATATCAGGTTGAAAACGTCGAACAGTTCAACCAGTATATGAGAAGCTTTGCAAATAACGCAAAGAAAGGTTTGGATATTGTTCATGGTACAAATGGTAACGGCATTGTTCCTATTGCGCGTAATATCGTAAGTCAGGACAATAATGCCGGCGAAATGATGCGTGACCACCTCAATAAGTCCAACTGCAAGAAAATCTGTATAATGTTCAATGAAGGAACCGATAAGAATCGTGACCATTCTGACCTTTATGCATATTATGCTACAGCATGGGCAATTCTGAAACATAGTAAGGAAGTATTTAATAAGCAAGAACAAAAGGCAGATACTAAGGCACGTGAAGGTTTGAATCGAGAATCCAATAAAATCGAAGATTCATATCAATTCCCGGGAGTATCTCCAGACTCGTTGATTAATGAAATCTATAAATATATCAGAGGTTCTAAATGATAACAGAAGATTTTGAAAAACTTATCGACCATCTTTATAATGCCACACAGGATTATAAGATTATTGTCGAAGATAACGACTTGAATGTTGAACAGGCCGCAGAAGAAAAAGGTAAGGATATTCGTACAATTATCCGTGACGCTATTAAGCCTCAGGTTGATATTGCTACATCCGTTATCGATTCTATCGGTACTAGTTTTGATGATACTATCAGCCAGACAAAGCGTATGAAGGACGCTATCGACCAGATTCAATCTTGGGAAAAGCAGATTCATGGCGCTTGCGAACAGATTATCAATACTGTCGAATCCAAGGATGGTAGCATCGACCGTGAAGAATCAATCGTTAACGATTCTTCCAAGTGCAGCCCGATGGCTTTCAACAAGTATATTAAGAATTATACATCCCGTGATTATAGTACACTCGAACTTGCTTCGGCAATCGTAACTTTCTATAATTCACTCGCTTAATAATTTTTAACAATAATTAAAAAGAGGATTGAAAACAATCCTCTTTTTATTTTCTCCTATAATAATACTCTTACTTGACGTCCATCGCTGTAAGAACTTCTCGAGCATTCTGAAGTTGTCCCTTCTTAACAGCAATGTCTTGCTTAATCTGGTCACGCTTCTGAATAAGAGGTTCCTTAATCTTACGATAGAGATAGAGTCTATGCTTAGTATCAAGCTTGGCTCCGATCTTCTTAATCAAGAAAATAGCATTCTTCAAGTTTGTAAATTCAAGATCTTCATCATTGAGTTTCTTACCATTGAATACCAATTCGATTGCAGTCTTAACTTTTTCGATTTCAACGAGCTGGTCGTCCTTAAGAGACTGAATAACAGCCATGACTGTCTGCATGACCTTTTCAGTATCATACATCATCTTGCCTGCTGGATTCTTAGACAACGTTACGTCGTCAGAATCTGCCTGTCCCTGGGTGAAATCTGGGTCATCTTCATGAGAACCGTCATCAACCGGGGAAAGTTTCTTATCCGGATCTTCAGCATCTGCAGCGCCTTGAGCATTAGCATCACCACCGGCTCCGCCAGCTCCACCTGCGCCACCAGCAGCTCCCCCACCTGCATCTGCAGCAAACGGATCACCAGCATCACCACCGCCGACATCATCAGCAGCGGCATCATCACCACCAACATCTGCAAACGGGTCTCCAGCGTCATCGCCGCCGGCGTCGTCTCCTCCGAAATCATCTGCTTCAGTCAAAAACTTCTTATATTCTGTACTGAATGAAAGATTAATCGGACTGACCGTTTCTTCTAAAATTTCTTTTAAATCTCTCATATTTTCCTTCCTAGAACTTATAAATTGCTTCAATTCGTTCCTTGATTATCTCTTTATTTATAGAGCGGATATTAGAACATGTCAAATAGTTGAAGAAAATCCTAGCCGTTTTAGTGTTTTTCTTCGTCAAAAGGTCATATAAACCGGCCTTATTTTCGGTTAAAATAAGATTAACCATCAATTCCATGAGGTCTGTAAGTCTATCTTTAGAAATTTCTACGTCTTCATCGGCACAGTTCTTAAAAGTCTTACAGAAATACTTCTCTAAAAATTCGTTTCTATGTGAAATTTTATAATGCACTGAAAAAACCATCCTTATCCCTCTGCTCCTTCGTCTTCAAATTTAAATTTAGGCATCTCGGATTCAACGAGTTCGGGCTTTTGTTTGTTGTTTAATATCATGTCTAAAGCGTCACGAGAATTAGAACAGAATATGTTGTTTGTCTGCGTCAAATTTGGCAATTTGCCGGCCTTAGAAGACATACGATTATTTGCAATTCGTTCCTTCTGTTCCATTGCTGCCAACTTAATATTCTCATTAGACTCTGTGATTTGGTAATCCGTAACCTGTTTCTCAAGCTTGATAAGCTCTGAAAGGTTTTCGGTAATAGTCTTAGAAATATTGGCAAAGCTCGCGATAAGTCCAAGGTCACATCCGAACTTAATCTGTCCGGCAAGTGTCTCAAGAACCATCCTGTTAGTTGAAATTAAATCCTGAAGTTCGGTCTTAAGATATTCCTTGTCTTCAAGATTATATTTCTGCTGAGCGATACCATTCTTTACTTCAACAATAGCCTTCTTGGTTTTTTCCTCAGTTTTTTGTATTTCTTCTTTTATATCAAATTTTTCATCTAATTTATCGAATACATCGACGTTCATTTCACTCATTTATTAACATTCCTTTGACTGGCCCAGGAACCTACGTCTTCTTCGGACAATACATCGAAGATATATCCGTTTTCTTGACACCATTTTCGTGCGGCCTGCCACTTACAGTTATTAACTCTTATAACATTGCAACGTTCTTGCCATTGCAGCAACGATTTTTGAGTTTTCTTTTTAGGCGGATCCGGGTAGATGACCATCCCGTTTTCGTCGAGTCTTGCTATCTGACAGCTAGGCTTTACCTCGATAGCATACTTTTTAATTCCGTTGTGTATTGTATTTATTTCATAGTAAAAATCGATAAAATACCTATGAATCTTACCGTCCACTTCGGAATAATATTCAATTTTATGAATTTCACTACCCCATTTGATAACACGCTCACGAGTATCGCACCACTCCATGAGCTTGTATTCCCAGCTTGAACGATATTCCGGTGGTCTAGCAGAAATCTCACCGTTGACGTTCAAACATTTGCTAGGGTTTTTAGGGTAGAAAATACCCTGTCGGTATTTTTTACAAAAAATTGACATATTCTATGTTTATATATAAGGCTAATTTTACCACCCCTGGAAAGGGGCGTAATATTTCTTGTTGTTTTCCATTGGCCTATCGTCATCATATTCAACTGTCGGGTCAGGATATTCATAATGCATATCCGTATTATATGGGTCTTTTCCATCCCAGGCCGAAGCCAAATTATTATCATTAATTGCCAATGGATCTTCGTAATTAAACTGTGCACTAAGCGCCGAAGGCGCGACCCGGTATATGGGGTCATTTCTATTAGACAATGTTGGCGAATCTGCTGAAATCGTATACTTATTGTCCTTATACATCTTCAAAGTGAATGTATATGTATGCGGTTTCAAACCGAAAGCTTCTTCATAGTATTTGACATCGCGAATTTCATAGAAATAATTGTTCGCCGGGATATAAATTATATCACCAATAGAAGGAGGCTGCGGTGCATATACTTCCGGCGTATTCTTATCCACTCCGCCGTATGTAGAGAAATAATTGAAAGCGTCAATACTTGCAAACATCTTTACAGTATCATCGCCCCAAATACCCTGAAGCTGATAGATTCTGACATTAGGAGGAAGAGATTGGATATAGCCATTAAAGTACCAGCTACGTAGTATATAACGCAGTTGGTCTTCACCATAGAGCTTGTCACGCTTCAAATCTTCTGTTACTCGGTAGTAGACACACTTCAAACCAAAAAGGTCATAGGCGTCATTTATTGCGGAATCAACAGTATCTTTTTCATTATCACAGACGATATTACCGCCCTCACTCAAAGGGGCAGTAATACTCTTCATCGTATTACATAACCATGAATATGCGGAAATATCAGTATTTGCCATACCTTATTTATACAGCCAAAGAAAGGCCAGTAAATGTAATAGTCCCGTTGAAGACACCGCCTGCACACGGAGAAGAATAGAAAACTTGTGTTCCTAAAATATAAGTCCAAATACTTTCAAAATACAAATCAAGTCCTGCATACCAAGCTTCTGCATTTGGAGCTTTTATAGTTTTCATACTTGTTTCAAGTTGTTGACCAAACGGTGTCAAATTCAATAAACCTTGAAACGGTACTGCCATAGGTACAACAGCGCCAATATTTTTAATATCCACGGTTACAGTACAAGTTCTTAAGAAATCCGTTATAATCGATACAAGCTGAACATAAAACGGTTCTTTCTTTATCTTTTGTGTAAATGTCAACGGGTTAATTATACCGGGAATAAATGTACTTATAGTTCCTATTGGTCCAATAGCCGGTGTTGTAACTCCTGCAGGAGTTGTAATAGCGCCTTGTACCATAAAACACGGTAAAGCCGTATGTGTGTTAAATGCTTCAGTAAAATATTCTTGTATAGCAGCAGAAATAGCCATTCTCGAAAGCTCTGGCTTATTACAACCCCATAAGTGTGGTCTCAATACTGTTCCAAATCCTCTGTGCATATTACACTATAGTTATAATACCGTTTTGTGACCATTCAACTCTAATTATTCCATCCGGCGTATAGAAAGAATTATGCAATTCTGCATACGTTACCGGAATTATAATATCATCTGCATGATATGCGATTACAATGGCTGCACTCTTCGTAGTCATTTTCTTGATTTCATAATCACATGGCAATGAAGTCATTTCAGTCTGGCTATCTTCAAAAGTAGTTTCAGTTATTCCGTAAAGCAAATAATCTTCATTATTATAACCGCTTCCGAAATCATATGTCTGACCCCAATAATTAAAATTAAAATTATTAGGTTTTAATACCGTATCTTCATAGTTCTTTCTATTAAGTCTATTAGCTACAGGATTATAGTTATACGCAGTATAATTATAGTCATCTTTTATATAAGAATCAAAATTCTTCTTGCTAGAAAATAGCCATGCAGATACAGGAATATCAAAGAATTTTTCATAACTATTATTCGACGGCGTAAGCGTGTCCTTATCGACCGTCAAGAAAGTTACAGTTTTTAAACAGCCAATATCTGTTCCTTTATATTGACTGAGATAATAAATGTCATTATCCGATTCTTTATCCCACTTCCATTTTACAGAATTAGATATTCCAGGAACTATCGGAAATGTATAGATATGGTAACGTCCAGGATTAAAATCACGGATTCGCTTTTTACTATCATTCATAGTTAAATAATCAATATAGCGTCTAAATACCACGCTTTTAGCAGGACTTACCTTTATTTCCTTGCTATTGATATTATCAACTTTACTATATTTGACTGACTCTAACTCAACAGACATTATTCAATCTCCATGATTAATCCCTTACCGTTAACACCCTCAGCACTACAAGTCATAGACCAAGACTGAGTACCGTCGCATTCGCCGAGACCCACATCTATATACATCACGTTATTTCTATTCTTATCGACAACAAGCAAACCATCAAAGTCTTCACAGATAATGCCGCTTGCTGCAGAAATAATACGTTCTGTCTTAAGACTATTCAAGATTGACTTTTCCGAGAATGTAGCGCCTAAGTGCAATAACGAACCGTCATAACGTATTTCATCATTATCGCCGTTATAATATTTACAGTTCTTCTTATCATAAGACAAAGCGCTTACGCTATCACGGAACCAGAAACCATACTTATTGGCGTTTTCTTCAAGCTTTACCGGAAGCGTGAATTTACGAGCAGAAGTAAGAACTTCCTTAACGAAGTTATACTTAAACTTGTCCGTACCGGTATAAGCATCTGCAGCATTGGCCTTAATAATATTTCCCTTGATACCAGACCATAACCAACCATAATCCTTATCCTTTACAAGGTCCTTAATACTATTGATTATATTGTTAATCTTATTGTATTTGAATGGTTCAGTTGCCAAAATATTATTTGTTACGGCCGTCGTAGTTACAGGGGAGAAATACTGGTGATATTCACCGACACTAAACGGATTATAATTATTACCGATAATAGTCATTGCACCAGGATCACCATAATAACCGCTTGCATACGGAACATCCTTATACAATACAAGGTCACTACCAAAATACATATCCGGTGCAAGAACCTTATTCTGAGTATACACGGAAATATCCGGGTCAATATCATTTGCAGACTGCGGGTCCATTCCGAGTCTCATAGTATCTGCAACTTCGACATAATTATGAAGCATTCGACCATAACCTTCGCCTGGAACAATTTCATTGGTTTCCGGACTAATATAACCGTAATAGAGCTTATTGATTTTTACCTGATCCATGTTAAACAAGTGGTCAAGTAAATTACCGGTAGTCTTACCACGCTCAAACGAAGAATCGTCATTATCAATCTCAAATCCGAATGCTTTAGTTACTTGAGTATTTTTATTTTCAGTTCTATCAATGATACCTGCAAAGCCTGGAAGGTCAACATTAAGATTAATAGACCAATAGTTAGGGTCATTTGTCGGAGCAGCAACAATCTGGTCCATTGTAAACATACCTAAACGCTTATATGCTGCAGACGGCGTATAATCACCATAAGTATCAATATTTGACAACGGAGACTGGTTAATAGACGGAATTGCCATATATGTTGGCTTGATTTCTGCAATAAACGGTAATGCGATACCGAAAGCATAAGTCGGAATAATAGTATTCATATATGCATTGAATACCTTATCACGAGAGAACTGCCAATCGTTATTTGCAAGAATCATAGGACCATAATGTCTATAAGAACCGGTCAATGCATCAGAATAATTATTAGATTCGGTATATACACAGTTAACATTATTCATGTTTATGTAATGTTGGACTGTTGTAGTTGTTCTATTATACTTATCGCTGATATTCGACGAATTATATTCACAAACCGCAGCGAACGGAGCAAAGCGGTTGTCAAATGAATAGTCATGTAATTCCGGATGTGCAAACGGAGAGAATGCGTACATAAGGTTATTGCCGAAAAGACCAACAGTCATACCGCCAGAAAGTTTGAAACCGTCTACATCTGCCCAATAACCATAATTTACACCGCTAAGAGTCTTATACTTGACATAAACTTCAGGCTGTCCAGGATTCGAAGATGTCATGAAATATCCGTTACGTCCTGTACAGATTTTCTTAAGATTTTCATCATTGAAGAAGTTATTGGAAGCACTTGCAGCACTCACATCAAATGCACTGATATTGACAACTGTTCCCAAGTCAGAAATCAAACCGCCTTCAAAACACTTATGGTTAGCAAAGCTCTCGAAACAAGTTGTATGCTGATTGTTCAAGTATGCAGAAACATTACTAATATTAGCATTAGTACCAAGAACCAACGAACCAAACAATGCACCGATATTCTTAATAGACTTCAATTCAATCTTGTAGTTCTTACATCCGTCAATTACATAACGTTCCTTCAAGAACGATACTACTGGCTTATTGGCATTCGGATTTTCATAGTTTGCAATAAAGAATTCATTAGAAGCCTTATTCGTAAACTTCGTACCACCGATACTCTGGTCACTATTCAAGATTTCAGGAATAGTCAAAGTATAATAGCTAACAGTTTTTTCTATTATATTTTTAATATAAATCGACAATACTACATTAGTAGCACCAACAATATCATATGTATCATAAGTATAGCTATTTGTACCATAAATTCCGGCTACATTATACATTGTGCGTTCATATGTATTAGGTAATCTTAGCTCTGTATCACGTTTTTTAAGAACCAAATTTCCAATAGCACAGTTGTAAATATAGAATTCACTTTTTGCTAATCCATTATGACCAAAATGATCAAATGCGAGTTTTACAGAATCTCTAATACCCCAACTATTATACCACTTATCAATACTGTAAGTAGCAAAATCAGTATAGGTTGTAAATGCATAACCTTCAGGACCCGCTACCAAATTAGCTTCTCTAACCTGAATCTTGTCATCGTTGGAAAGAGCGTTTCCGTCAGTATCTTTACTGTATGGGTCTTTAATATCATTAGTTAAAGAACCTTCATGACCATAACGGCCATAATTATAAATTATACCTAAAGACTTAGAATGATTAAATCCATAAGTTCCACCTGTACGCTTATCAAAAATTTCATAGTTTGTTAATGCAATTTCAGCAGAATCTTCAACATGCATACCAGAATAAGGTTCAACCGTATTGACAGCAGTAAGACTACCAGAATATGCACTGTTGACTAAAATGGTATTCCTTAAAATCCAAGCATTTGCAAACTTCTGATGCGGCTCAATATATGGCGGAGCTGGCGTTTCATAACCAAATCCATTATAATGATAGCAAATACCATCAAATGCGGATTGTGCAACATCAAACTCATGATTAAGAGTTCCAGAGGTCATACCAGAATAACCGTTAATATTCAATCGAATTAACGAAGTATCACCCCAGTCAAAAGTACCATCGGAATGTGTACCGCCAATATTTAATTTTTTACGATATTCATCTGCGTGATATATGCTTTTTGTTCCATATAACGGGTTATTCAAAACTGAATAATTCGGTTCGGAAGCTAACAAATCAGTTACGAATTCTACGATATTTTCCTGGTTAGTATCTTCAATACGAACAGTATCACCGTCGTCAGAAATATAATAATCGCGTTTGTCGTCTACAACGTCAGCAGCGGTCAAGTTAACACAAACGTTATTGAAAATTTTATCTGCGCCTTCAATAGCCTGTTTACCAGCAATACCGCCAAGAAAACCTACATAAGTACCAGAAGTATATGCGGTTGCATTCATAGCAACATTACAAACAGAACCTTCATTACAACCGATAAGCAATCCTGTATTATAAGCTACACGGTTAAACTGGTGCATCTTTAAAGGCTTATCAAGATACTGTGTAGACTGAATTTCCCAATTCCAAATCGAATGCCTTGTAGTAGGATTTGCAGAATATGTATATTTCAATAACGAAAGATAAGTACTCCAGTCAGTCTGTTTTCCGGCAACCAACATATTAGTATCAAACATTGTATTGATTGAGTAAAACAGGGTATGACCGGTTACCGTTTCATAAATGCTGTTTGCGTCATCTACTACTTCAGGATATGCCCATTCGCCACATCCCTGATTATCATATGGATAATAATTACTGAAATTTCCAACATTTATATCGCCAGCATGTACAGCATTAGATTTCCAATAACCCTTATTGGAAGCACTAAAATAATTAGTCGGATATAATGACGGACCGGCGCTATATGCCCAAGTACCAAAAACGCCTTCGTTAAAATAACCGATATACGGAACGATATTTGCAATAGAATTTATGCAAAGATAGTCTGGATAATAAGTATTTACATCCGGGTTATCAAATGCGTTTCCGCCATCGTCAGTCTTGTTTCGTACGGTATAAACTCCTGGAATGAATTCAGCAAAAGTAACCTTACCTGTAAAGGTTACATCTGAAATAGTACCATTATTCTTACCGCAAAGGAAACCAGCATTTATATCGCTGGCGTCCTGCATCATATGCGTAATATTTAGTTTTTTACCGCAACGAATCAAATTATGACCGGCTACACGAATAGTATGGATTAAACCGTTCGTACCGAGATAGCCAATTAAACCGGTGCTATTTCCTTTACATACTAATTCGATATTCTGAATTATATAGCCATTACCGTAGAAGATACCTTCAAACGGTCTATCAATTTCAGAACCGATTGAAAAATCTATTTCCTTGTATTCATTTTCAAGAGCTTTTCCGTAACCGATATTGTCGCCTAAAACAATATTGATTTTATTATTGTAAACTTCAGACTTATTACCGTTTACAATACCGTTAACCTTTTCAGCACACCATTTAAGTTCTTCAGTAGTCTCTACATAATAGAAACCACGCGGTTTCATTACCTTATTTCCAGCATAGTCAAGTTCATCGCTTTCGTATTCACGATATAATGCACCGCCTGGAACAAAAAAGAAGTGATATAAATGTACCTGTTTAGGGTATTTCTTATTAAATTCTTCCCAGTTATCAAGGTCAACATAACTCGGTCTTTCAGAATTAACAGTCTTATCGGCAACCTTATAAGTATAACGAACCGGTGTATACGGCTGAGTATACTTATCAAGCGCTAAACCCTTCTTAGCAATAGTCGCATCAGTAGAATAAATAAAAGCCCGTAAAGCGTCTATATCGGTAATACTAGGCAAGACTTCTTCCAAGTCTTCGCCAAACTGCTTATTAACGAGATAGAATGTCCATACGTCATCTTGTGAAAGTCTACCGCTTAAAAGCTTCTTCTTATAATTATTGAAAATAAAAGATTGCATATTACCACTTCTTTGCGACATCCACATTTTCACCAGATACGCTCGTAATAACAACTGGTCTATATGTAGATAATGTCAATTTAAACTTATCAGTATTATTATTATTTATTTGTTCAAAAACATAGCCTGACTGTAATGCCTGGTTTTCTACAATACCGAAATCTTTACTCGAATAATCAAGTTCTGTATTATATTCCTTAAGCCAATGTTCGTTGATGGTCTTTTTATTACCGTTTCCAAAATAAAGCTGACATTGCTTATTGATAAATGCATCAGCATTATCTACGCTATCTTGAACTGGATTAGGAAGATTCAAATTACCTGGGCCACCAATCAAACGTTGTTCGCCACCCCAATGTAACTGAGAACATAAGGCAATATCGCCTGTTGGCAATCTATATACTGCCGGATTCGAAATACTAGTACCTTCACGAAGATTGGAAGTAGAAGGTTTAAACAATTCCTTGACTACAATCGTAAAATCCTTATAACCAGGATATGTAACCATAGAATCTATATTTTCAATTCTTTGTCCTTCGGTTAAGTTATTTAACATCCGTTCAACAATAGTTCCCATCTGTCTATAACTTTCAATATACGTATTATTCACATTGGCGCCACCAACTTCAGTAGTATAATCGGTAACACTTAACAATGTATACTTGTTATCTTCATGTTCAAATCGCATTACAGCCGCATTTGTAGGCTGCGGAAGTATATGCTTTCCCTTTTCGCCGGAATTTATACCCCAAGAAATAAGGTCGCCAACACCTATAAATGGCGCTAGTGGAACTATTGCGTATGCCCATGGTGCTGTATCTGATGTATATCCCAAATACATACCATCACCTGGATTGTTAATCATCGGCATATAAAATTCTTGTCTTACAATAACGTTCTTTTGAGGATCCGGTTGATAAAGCACGGTAAAATATTGTCCAAACGTAGTAATAGTATCTATCGTATTGGTATACCATTTTTTAACTTTTTCGCCATCCAAATCAAAAAACTTATTATAGTTCTGATGTTCATCAAGATATGCTTCTTGGAACATGCTTAACAAGGTAGTCATCAATAAGTAATTCTTCGGTTTCCAAATAATATCACGGTCAAAATCTTCCGTAGAATTATCATTATGTCTATTTGCCGGCATTGACCACAATACATCGCTATCCATTGTACCCCTAAAGAAAACTTCAGCAATATCGACATAACTCATGTACAATGGCGGATTATTTGTAACATCACCCAAGCTTCTTCTATCACCAGCAGGTGCATCCTGGTTTAACCAAAGATTAGGTACCAATGTTAAATTTCCGTTTTTATCCTTTGTATAAACTTGAACAGCAAATATCTTTTCCATTGCCAATGAAGACATAAGCACATGGTTATATTTACAGAATCGGTAATTCAACGGTGTCTTTACTTTTTCACTACCGTATTTTTGTTCAAATGCAGACCTATCACTTATTAATTTATTTGTGAAACTACCACTATTGGTATTATCCCAATAAATCGTTCTTGGGAAATTATCGTTATAACTATTACACTGGCTTTCTTTCTTGTATGCTACTGCACCATTACCTACGCCGGCATTTTCACAAACAGGATAACTAAAAGTACAGCTTCCTGAAGAATCTCTATGACAACAGTTCAACTGATGGTTAGAATAGAACGGAGAATGTTTTGGTATTTCCTTATTATTTTCATCGGTCGTGAACATGACCCACATAGAATTAGTCTTAGCGAATTCATCACGAACATAAAAATCGATATAAAAATTATTACCCGCGACCGAAATTTTCATTAAGTCGTCAGCTTGGCTATATTCTGTAGTATTGACGATATGCTTCGGCGATGACCATCTAATTGCCTGGAAATTATTTTCAGAATTTACGCTATATCTATCTGCCTTTTTAAGTATAAAAGCATGGTTAATGGTCAACGGACCATTAGAGAACTGCCAATTACAAGGAGAGTTCTTCATTGCACCGCGGTGCATTACAATAATTTCATTACGGTTTATTTTACCGTCTATAATTTTATTCTGTAACGGTGCAAACTTTTGATCTGGAAATACTCTGAAAGCATAAGTTGCCGGAACCCAGTTATTTAAACCATTCCATACATGAAGGTAAAAAGAATTAAGATACTGATTGTTTACACAGTCAGACTTATAAACACACCAGTTATGTAAATCTTCACACCACCAATATAAATCTTTATATTTAAAAACGTTATCTGTTGTCTTATCTGATGCCTGAATAAAACCGTTATTCGGGTCAACGCTATCATTTACAGTATGGCTGTTATTCTTATAAAAATCATAAGGCGCAATCCATCCTTTTTCAGTGGTCGCGTCATTTTCATCCTGTAATGCGTCATCCGGAATATTTAACGGTGAACTTGTCTTTTCCTTAGTTTTAAGAACTGACTCGTCATAAAAACCAGGAAATGTGCTGGTTTTATACGGTTCAGGATTTAATCTTTTATGTTCTCGAACGTAATATTCGATGCTATTCATTTGTTTTTCTTCAGCCATGCTATATTTATAACAGCCTTTGGAGTCGGTTTCTATAAATATAGTATGAATGAAGAAATGAATACTGAAGGCTTTATTGGCGATCCTATCCAGGTTCCACCTCCAAATTTCCCTTGGTCTCCGAAACCGGGTCCTGGTCCAATGCCTCCTCCGCCTCCGCCGATGCCTCCTTCCGGAAGGCCGGTTCCGCCGCCGAACGCACATACCGGTTCGGTGCCTATGCCTCCTTATCCTGGTCCATGCCAGAATGACCCAGTTTTGGAAGCTACTACTATTCAGAATATCGCAATGCTTCGAAACTACATCAAGCTCATGCTCGGTAGTCCGGTTATTTGCGTTGAAATTTCGGATGAACAGTTAAACTATATCATCGGTGACTGCATCCGTTATATCCAAAGATATTACTTCCGTCAGGGTAACTATCGTGATTACTTGGTTCTTGACCTTATTCCAGGATGTACCCATTATAAGATTTGTCAGGAATTGGAATCCGTTGTTGACTTCGCTACAGCCAACTGGCTCGGTGACATTAACGAACTTTTCACGCTCCCGCACAATGCGCTTTACGATTCTGTAATGAGCATGAATGCCTCCTCGATTTTCCGTGGTTCCTGTTACGGTAACAGTGCCGGTTTTGGCGATGTTCTCGGAAGCTGGAATGCCGCACTTCAGTGGCTTGAACAGGCAAAGATTGATTTCGGTGAATCTTATCAGGTACGATACAACGAGAAAGAAAAGGAACTTTCAGTTTGGCCTACTCCG